GCGTGCTACCAAGGCAGGAATACTTAATAACAGAACTAGTAGAAGAGGTGTTCGTGACATTGGGCTGGCGGTTCCTACGACGCCGCATATTACTTTGTCCAGGGACTCGAGCTAGCTGGTTGCGAGCCATGTTGCCAGAGGGTTGCAGGAGATGTCAAGTGATTTGATGTCGGGGAACATCATGGGGGTGAGAGACCCGACGGATAGGGGGCTGGAATACTCTGCTTCCAAAGCTTCCTGGAGGTCTGGCATTACGCCGAAGGCGCGGTAAAAGCTAACACGCGCCTCGTCGCACACGACACCTCCAGTAACGCCCCGGGACATGTATCCCAGCCCACTATCCCAAACCTGGTCACTCACCCCCACTGAGTTCGCCCCAGCACCAAGGCGCACCAACCGGGAGTACCATGCCTCCCAGACTGGCACCCCACGTGTGAGTGACAACCCGCATGAGCCAATGGCAGACGCCCACAACCGGAACGACTGCTCATTGTCCCACCCAAGCAAGGAGACACAGTCCTTGCTCATGGCAACACGTGGGTCCCGGACCATGCGCCATCCAGTGCTTGTAAACACCGGTTGGGCTTGGCAGAACACCACCTGCTCCAAGGTAAAGACTGGCTCCTCACGGGTGAGAGTGAACCCAAACTCCAGAAACCAAGCGTCGATACCAGCAAGGGCCGGGAGCCAACACCTATCCACAAACAGCACACAGTCATCACCGTTGTTAGCGAGGCGGAATGGAATGCCATTCTCCTCGCAGTAGGCGATGACGATGCTGCTCATGATTAGGCAGTTGCCTAGGCCCGTGTTGATATCGCCGCTCATCCTGCAGCCTCGGATATCATACTCAACGACTTTGTCCTCCACACGTGCGATGCCCCGGTTATGGAGCTGCCACTTGAGCAGCCGTTTGAGTTCCGGGCTGTTGAACACAGAATTGTAAACGGAATGTTCCCATTGCAGGGCGTCAAATGACACATGCTGGTCAAACCGTGACGCATCCAATCCCACAGCCACCGGATCCTCAAACGACTGCCAGTGGCCGGCCATAACAGCACCGACCTCCTGAGCATTCTTACCCTTCACGACAACAGGGTAGCCCCAGACTCGCTCGAACCCCGCACACAGCTCCTTCTCGAACAACTTGAGGTACCTACCTACCTCCAAGTTGTACCGCGGGCTGCGAGGCTGTATCACACGAGGAGCAGGGTCAACCTTGGAATCAAGGTTGACCTTCTCAGCCTTCACAAAGGTGCTAACCCACGCGTCCCTGAAATTGATAGCCCGGATCTTTAGGCTTTCCAGGGCACGCTCGTACACGCCGCGTTTGCGCCCGGTGTACAACCCGGGATAATCATCCCGAGCGACAACGGGGGTCGGACGCACGGCGCGCAACAAGCGCTCTCTGACTCTATTGAGCCGTGAGAAAACACCTTTGGTAGGCTGAGGGGCCCGAGCAAGGCCCCCATCGCGGTTAACGTAAAACACGCGCTCCACGATGCCTCGTGCAAGGTTGGTAAAGTTAAAGCAATGCACTCCATAGCGGACTCCAGTCCCAAACCCCGCTAAGTAGCGCATAGCACGGTCACTACCGGACCGATATCCCATGCCGACAACATCCCGGACACGCAAGCATGCTTCACCGCGGCGATCGACCGCCGTGGTTACTCCGGGAAGCTCAGCAGGGCACCCCTATTTGGGCAACTCGACAGCAGACCGGCGTGCACAGACCTCATGCATCTGTGCAATCCGGGCTGCGGTCACCGCTGCCTGGGTGGGTAGCAGGCACAACTGCACTGCCAATGGCTCGAGCTTAACACGGTCAACATAACGCACATCATCGCCCGCCATGGTTTTAAGAACCCATGACGAGGCGATGATGCGGTTAGCCTTGTTGTAGCGTAACTCGCCAAACTCAGC